TTCTGCAATTTTTGAAATAGCTAAATCTAATTCTTGCCCACCTGACATTCCATTAACATCTGTTTCGTGATAAGATGAATAGTGGTTATCTATTACATCGCCAATAAATACAACTCTATTACAATTGTGCTTCTTGTACATTTCAATGCAAAACTCTAAATATCCATCCAAACAAAACGGCTCGTGTAAATCTCCAATACACAATACACGTGTTTCATTTGAGTTACGAAATTCTTGTATTAATTTATTTTCTAATTCGGTTAGTCTCGGTCTGTATTGCATATTAAAATTCCTTTAAGATTACAACTGATAAACTACGCTTATCCATATACTTCAACCAATCTAAAAACTGCTTTTCGTTATTCCTAACTAAACAAGCTGTTGACCAACCACCAATAACTGTACTTGCTGCACCTGCTCTGTGACAATTTGCACCAATTATATCTATATATTCTTTACCGATTTCTTCCGCTTTATTATCCTTATCATTATCTCTAAAATATGGAAATCCTTTCGCTTGTCTGTATGCCGGCTTACCTTTGTGTTGTCCGTAAGAATGCGAGTTATAAACTATCCAATCCGATTTCAATACTGCGCAACCAAGCCCGTTATATTCTGCAAACTTTTTTAATCCAACTGCTCCGGCATTAGATGTTCCTGAACAAACCATTTTAAATTTAGGTTCTTGTGCAGGAAAACAATCGAATGAATATACTTTGTCATCGAATCTATCAAACTCATCTTCATTTGACCTTACCCATACATCTAAAACTCCGCTTTTAGGAAATCCTTTAAAGTTTGGTAGATTTGCAACCCTCGCAAGTAGCTGTAAATCGGTATATTCTCTTACGTTGCCCATACATTTTTGTTATTATTTAAATATTTTATAACCTAAAAATACTAAAACAATTCCACATATAATTATTAAATTCCAATTTACCGCCTCTTTTTTATCTACCTTATACTTTACCTTTGTTTTGTAACGTAATAATTCGATTGTATCCCTTACTTTGCGCCATTCAATACGTGTTTCAAAGCGAGTTTTAGGGACGTACACCGAATTACTTTGAATTATTGTGTCGTATTTCGTTACGTAATACGTTTTTACGCCATCAATTATAACCGAATCTATACGATCAATTACAATAGTATCATTTACCAATGTGCATTTAAAGCCCTTCTGCGTTGCTTTTTTGTAGTGATATGAAGCATTGCACCCTGAAAGTAGAAACATAGCGTAAATCGACACCAATAACGTGAAACACCACGTTAAAAATTGTATGTAATTAAACCGCATCTTTATCTATTTTTTTATTATACACATTTAAGCCTATTGCTGTGCCAGAATAAGCCAAGAATCCCCAAAATACAAATTCTTTTACTTCAAATGCAAGCCAAAACATAGGAATAAAAGCGTAAATTACTGCAAAATGAAATGAAATAAATGCAGCAATTCGCTTCATTTCATATTTTCCTTTAGGCTTTAATGTATCGTTTACGATTTGCATACTTGTATTTTTTATCTTGGAGAATAGCGAAGTATTGAATTGGTGTTTCATATTGTTTGTGTGTTTTATCGTATTGCATTGCTTGAGCAGAATCTTCTAAACAATCAAATAAACGAGTTTCAATTTCGTTTACTTTCATATTGGTAACAATAAGCCAAAGAAATAAAACACCTGTTGCTCCATGTTTTTTTATTAGGTCAAAAGAAGATTCTGTCATACTATAAGTGTTGTAATTAGATTTCCTGCGTTGTTAATTGATACTAAATATTGTTTTGTCAAGTCAGGAGTACGCATTACAATTCCATCAAGATAATTTTTAGGCTTCCAAATACCACCTACTAAAGTTAAGATATTTCCATCTATTGCACCTGTAGTATCAACATCGTGTAATTCACCAAGTTCATATCCGTTAACAATTGAATATAAAATCTGTCCCGTTGTTGCAGATGTCTCTAAAACCTTACCAATAGATACTAAATTATTCGGTGCAATTGGCTTAACATTTGTCACATATCCTGCCGTAATTGGTGACAAATAAAGGTCATCTCCAATTACCAATGTATTAGTTGTAAATGGATTTGTAGCCGTTGTGCGTGTATCTAATAGCGTCAATAAACCATTTGTAAGTACATTACCATTTGCGTTGTTTGCAATGTCAGCAGTTACAACACCTAATGTTTTGGAGGATGTAATTTCACTATCCGCTTTTGCCTTAGAAATTAATGCTTTTCCACCCGATGTTCCGGATATGTATACAATTGTCCCCTTGTATATTGTCGCTCCGGTTTGATTTCGTACTGCAACGGCAGTTTTAGCTACGGCATTTAAAACCTCATCACCCGTAATTGACTTGGTCTCGTATAAACCGCCTCCAATATCTTCGGAAATAACAAGCAAATCTGTTGCTATCAAGTTACTTCCTTTAGGTGTTAAATCACTTATCTTTACTTCTGCCATTGTCTATTTTTTTAAGGTAGACTTTCAACTTTTGAATGTCTTTAATTTTTGGTTTTGTTAATTTCAAAATGGTAAAGGATTTACTTTTGGTACAAAAATTATCATTTCCAAATCTTGCAACCATCCAAAAGTTTGGTTTAAATTTTGTTCGATTTCTTCAATTGAAATAATCCAATTATCGTTGTCATCTTGGATAGGATTAAAATAGCTATCCTCGTCAAACATTTGACCTACTAATAAGTCTTTTTGCTCTATTGTCAAAAGACCTACATATATAGCCTTTTGTTCTTGTGTTAAATCTGTTATTTTCATATTTTATACGTTTCGTCCTAAAGTTGTTTGGAATGCTTGTACGGCTGTGTAATAGTTAGTTGCTTCGGTATCTGTTAAACCGTCTCCTATTGAAGAAAAAGCATAGTTTTTTGTTGAGTAATTAGCAGCTTGTCCGCCTATTAATTGATATGCACCAATGTAGTTGCTCATATTAGGAACACCAGAAACCGGAACGGTAGACTGAAATAATTTTCCGCCATTTCTCCATAAATTTGTTGCAGTAGAAGATGTTCTATTATTTATAAACAAACCGCTTGAGTTTGTCATCGCAAATCTTGGATATGAATCGGAATTAAATCCACCCAAAAATAAATCAATACCTCCCCATAATGCTAACAATTGAAATTTACCCGTATTAGTACAACCCATATCAAAAACCGTACCTGCCTCATTTACATTTGACCTTGAATATAAAGACATATGTCCACTATTTAAAGTAGTGTAAACTAATTTTGTGTCTGCAAAAGAATTTGTTCCGTTAGATGTAATTCCATTTGAACTATGAACCCACCCACCACTAAATGTTATTCTACCTGCAGCATCACTATCAACTGGATTCTTTAAGTTCCACTTATGTTGAGCTGCCGTTCCACCACAAAATGGATAGATTGCGTTCATTTTTGACCAAACACCGTAACCTTTTAAGTCAACAACAAGTGTTTCAATTGCTCTCTTTTGTGTGGCATCAGTAATCGCTGCGGCTGCTATAAATGCGTTTGCATCTGCATCTCCCGCAGGTGTTCCGATTAAATCCGTATCTCCATAAGGTGACGAACTATAAATCGTACCCCATCCTATTGTATTATTCGTTTTGCCTTTACCCCAATCAATGGTATTATTTACCGCTGCTTGTCCCCATCCTATTGTGTTTGCCATATCTTATATTGTTATATATACCAACCGGTGTAGTTGTTCATTGAATCAGGTGAAATCTCATTGTTTGAATTTGTATAGTATTCAGGAAATAAAGCATTATTAAAACTCATATAATCAATGAATCTTTCCGTATAATTCTGTGCTATACTTCTTTCCTTTTCAATAAGAAAATCTACCTCATTCTTTTCTACGTTAACGCTATTTTCGCTGCTATGTTTATACACTCCTTTATTAGCTATTGTATACGCTGCAAATGGCATATATTCAACCATTGCCCAATGAATCAACATCGGCTTTAAATAGGTAGTTGTAAGCGACAAATAGTTACCACTTAAAGTATTCGCTATAATGTCAGCTTTAATCTTCTCAAGTAGCTTTGTTCCGCAGTAATTCTGCATGTGAATATCTTGTGCGATTTTGACAAATTGTATAAACTTATCAGTATCTACGTTGCCATTCATCGCAGTGAATTTAACGATGTCGTCTCGGGTTATTAGTAATGCTTCTGCCATTATTGAAATCTTTTATTAGTTGGTAAAAATCCGTTGTATGGCATATCCATTGGCTTCATAGCAACCTCTCTTGGATTTCTAATTCTATAACCTGCCTTTTCTGCTTTTGCAACTGATATTTCTACTGCTTTAGGAGATAAAGGGTCTATTCCTGAATTTGCGCCAAGTGCCACAAATGTTTGTCTAATCCATTTGTGGTGACAATCTCCGCCACCTTTGTACAACCAAATAGAATAAGTGTCAGCACCTTCAGGGCCCCATCCTTTATTAACCGCTGCGCTGCTCATTCTTAAAATATCTTCTTTTCTGTAAACTTTTTTAGCTTTTACCATTAATTTGCAGAAATCTCGACTCTTTGTGGATAAACCCTCGCTATATTTGTAACGTGTAATGAATTTAAAATCATTTACAACATCGTCTTGTTCACTTTTTGAACGAGGAAATGCAGTTCCAGTGCTTACAAAATTGTATATTTTAGAAAGTAAAGAAGGTGTTTTTTTGTTTATGCTTTCAATTTCATTATCTAACTCATCTTCGGAATCGTAATCCACTTCTGTTTCATCTATTAGCATCCAATTTTCCGGCACGTCCTCGCCAAATTCTGATAGGTCTAATTCGTCAATTGAACTTAATTCCGTACCCGTTTCTTCCGCTACTTGTTCTTCTGTTTGTGCATTTTCTAAATCCGTAAACTCTAAAGGTTGCAATGTTTTGAAATACAATTTTAAACTAATTCCGTTGTAAGCTAAAATAGAATCAAATGCTTCTAATATTTCTTCTTGCATCGGTCGAATAACCATATTATCAAATAGTATCGAACTATTTTTTAATTCGTCAGCATTTGAACTAAAACCGGTAGATGTTGCAATTCCAAATAATAAAGGTGAAGTAACATTATGTCCTAACATTATTTTTCCTAAACATTCGTTAGATAGGTATTGGAAATGTTCCGGCGCATTATCCAATGGAATAGAATCTATTGTAGTTTTACTTTCTGCGTTACGATTAAAAGCAACGATTACTGGATTTCCATTTGCACCAGTTAATTTGTTTATTACTTTAGAACTAATCTGTTCTTGTTGTTCTTCAGTCGGTACTCCATTGTTGAAGTTTACTACAATCCTACCACTAAACGCATTCTTTACATCGTTAATCAAATAGTCCGCAATTTCCTCTTCTAACATCGCATAAGGCAAACTACCTTGATAATCAGGATAAGAATAATATTTCATTCCAACCGCATAAGGTTTAGAAAATAATATTTCTACCTCATCTTTTGATGTGCCAAATGCTGAATATCTTTGTGGTTTGAATTTCTTTACATCTGTCCAATCATCAGAATAGTAATAACCAACGATATTTCCGTCTTCATCGCACTTTTCCGCACGAATTAAATTAGTTGGTATGTGATAAGCCTTAAGAATTTTACTATGGTCTTTAGAATAATGTACTTGAATCGCAAATTGTCCAAGCATTTTTCTGTCCATACAGATTTTACGCACACAATCTTTGTTAAACAAAGCCATCATTTGTGCGTATTCGTTTGGCTTTTTAGACGCATCTAACGCACTTAAACCTCGCCCGTATATTAAGCGTGATATATTGTTTATTATAGCGTTATTCGTTGTGCTATTCGTATACCTATCTATAAGAAAAGAATAGTAATTATTGTCAACTCCATATTCTACCCAAGCATCTTTCTTTGATTCTTGAATAGTTGGTGTAGAATATGCTGCTAAATTAAGTATGTGTACGTTATTACTCATAAACTATGAATGTATTTGTAGTATTGTTGCTTGTATATTGTGCATTATTTACAGAAAATGTAGATGTACTTTGGTCTGTACAAAATATTTTATCTCTAAAGATTATATCTGAATTATTCTTTATTTCAATTGTATAAAAATGATTTTCTTTAAGATTAAAAACACCCCTTAATTGAACGTAATATCCAAAATCAGAAATTACATAACCAGTTATTTGAGTCGTTACATTTGTTTGCTCATCCGTAACGTATACATTGGTGAAAGTTGTACTTCTTGGAATGAAGAAAACTTGTTGCGTATTTACATTTTCGGTTGTTAGAATAATCATATATAACTATAATTAACTTTTCGTTATTTTGTTTTTTAAATCAAAAAAGGCGACCTATAAAAGCCGCCTTAATTGAATGTATTTTTTGTTAAAGATTAAGCAGTAACAACAACCGCAGGCAATGCGCCATTTGTAAATACTGTTTTCAATTGCGTTTCAGTTGTGCAATTGATAAAGTTGGCAGGTAATTTTTCCATTGCAGTAAATGTCAAATTGTAACCATTAAAATCACCCATTGCAGTACCTGAAGAAATACTTCCAGCCGTTAAATCTGCTCCTTGGTCAAGTCCTACCATAAAAAATTGGTGGTTTCTTGTTTCAACAATTACTCTTGGTCTACCCGCAGCCAACAATTTTACTTGTTTTGTAGTTGCAGCATTTTGTGTCTTCAATTGAACTGTTAAAACTTGCTCATAAAAAGTAGTTCCGTTGTCTCTTGAAGTTTGGATAGTTTGTTCAAATCCATTTGCACCCTTCAATTCATATTTGTACAAATTTAATGCAGTCGCTCCTACGGGATCCCAAGTTGCGATTTGGTCAGTAAATTCTGCTGCACCATAAACTGCAGTCTCAGAAGCTAAATCGCCATAATTAGCGAAGTATATATTTAGAAGTCCGGAAATCGAATCTTTACACGATTCAAGTCTTCCCATTGTAACATCACAAGCCATATATTTAAGTATTAAAAAAGGGGAAAGGAACAACCCAATCCCCTCTAAAGTTTATAATTTAATTAA